TCACGGAGTACGGGCGGGATTCGATGGTCATGGGCTTGCCGTCATTGCGGACCCACTCCTGGCCCTCGGCGTTCTTGCCGTACAGCTGGAACAGCAGCTTGAACTTGTTCAGCGGCTCGCGGGTCGGCTCCTTCTTGTTGGCCTGCGGACCCAGCTCGATGTAACCGATGAGGCGGGCCTTCGCCTTACCAGCATGAGGAGGGGTGTAATCGCCACCGCCGCCACCGGCCTGGACTTCGTTCTGGTCACCCTGACGGACGACTGCTGCTGCTGCACGGGCTGCCAACTTCTCTTGAATGCTCATAGCCATGGTGTGTTACCTCTTATTGGTTGTGACGGATGTATTGGTAGAGTTCGGCTGCGCACTCGGCAACCGCATGATACGCCTGCCGGCCCATCTCTAACAGGACGAACGGCGAAGCGATGAGAACGACAACAGCACGGCGTGCAATGTGCTTGCGCTCGTACCCGTCGCCCCACTTATTGAGTCGCTTCCACATCGCCGACCACAGCCGGCGTGCTTTCTGTACGGCCTTCTCGGCCTTGGTGATTACTCGCATCAGAACACCTTCTTGATTCCCTTGGCAGCAAGGTAGTTAGTCTTCCACTCAGCACGCTCTGCCATCCATGCGGCTTCGTCCTCTTTGTACTTCTCGGCTTCCTTCTTCGGGTGCGCCGTCGAGAACACGCAGTTCTCCTCGGCCATGCTGTCGCCAGCACCACCGGCAACCGGGAAGGGAACCTCGCAGTTGTATGCCGGCCACATGTGGTTCAGCATCTCCGGCACCGACTCCATGATGCACTCTACATCGCGGGCCACATCTCGCAGCACTGACTTGTGCGTGTCGAAGTAGTTCGCATCGTGCACCGTGTTGATGGGCAGTGCTTTCCAGTTGTAGAAGTCCTGCTTGATGAAGTGCCGGATGAGCAGCGCACAGGACAGCTGAACGATGAAGCCCGAGCCACCCTGAACAGGGTAGTTTCGCATGTGCGGGATATGGAACTCCGACACATCGACGCGCTTCTTGGTTGCCCAGTCGTACTTGCTCTTGGTCTTCTGGCGGAACTGGTAACAGGTGCCGTCAGGGCTCGTGTACGTCCCGATGCGCAGCATCTTGAACACACCCTCGGCTACCTCCAGGCGGACCGGCTTAAGCGTGTGACTGGTCTTGTAGACCTGCTCAAACACCTCGTTGTTGAACCAGTCCTCGACCTCGGGGAACGCTTCCTGCTCTGCCTCGATAAAGGCTTGGCAGAACTCCTGGGACTTACCGGTGGACATGGCCATGCCGTAGGCAGTCGCACCGTACTGGTACTGGAACGCCACCGGCTTTACTTCCGTCCGCTTCACGTCCCACTCTGCGTGGTCCGGGTGGCTCTTGTCCTTGGTGCGTGCAACCACGTAGTCGTAGTCCAGCTCCTCCATGGAGGCCAGTCGGATTGAGTGCATGTCCTTGCCTTCCAGCAGGGCTGCCTTCAGGTTGCTGTCCTTGGAGAACACCTGCAAGCCCACCGTCTCCAGTGCGCTGTAGTCCTCCTGGAGGATTTGGCCATCGTCGCCGAACCGGGACACGAACATCTCCTTGACTCGGCTGGTGTCGCCACGAGGGAGCTGCTGGAGGTTCGGCTTGTTCGAGGACAGGCGACCGGTTACCGTGGAGGTGTGGTTCAGTGAGTGGTGGATGAAGCCGTCAGGTTGCACGTACTGGAGCATCCCGGTCTGCTTCTTGACGTTCCCATCCTTGTCGTACTCGGTCTTGATGTAGAACGAGCCGAGGTCCTTGTCCACCTTGCCAATACGCTGGAGCAGCTTGGCACCGGGCACATCGTGTGCCGCCAGCACGTCCAGAACGTCGCCTGCTGTGCTGTAGACCGGTGACCCGTCCCGCAGCTCACGCTTACCGGTCCATTGCTCCTCCATCGCTGTGGCGAGCTTGGCGCGGTTCTTCTCGTCGAGAAGCCCAGGCATCGGGAACAGGATGTCGCCGTTCTTGGTGTCCACCTCGTTCGTTTCCATCTTCACGAACTTTGGCTCGCCCTTCTGCTTGCCGGCAGTGTACCGCGCTTGGTGGCAGGTCCGCTCGTAGTCGTACCAAAGGCCGACCTCTTCATCGAACTCGCACACGCCCTCCTGGGGCAGCTTGCTCCATGTGTCCTTCCCGTTCTTGAAGAATGGGGCATCCACCTTCACATAGATTGGCTCTCCGTCTTTCTCACGGGGAACGCGGCCCACGTACTTCATGACGCCACCGAACAGCAACGCCGACATGTGGTAGTCGGAGCCAAAGTTGAACTGCTCGCGGGCCAGCTCCGGCATATCCGGCGGGAGCAAGTCAAACACCTGCGAGTGCAGGCTTGCCAGCTCCTCCTCGTTCTCCTTCTGCAAGGCAGCGGCCACGTCCCGGTCAATCTTCAGGCCGAAGTGCATACAGAAGGCGGAGAACAGTAGGGCATCCATGCGGACCAACGCCATCTTGAGCATGTTCCGCTCAGTCAGCTGCTTCCATGTCCCCAGGAAAACCTTGGTGGTGTTCTCGATGTCACCACACGGGCCGCTCAGGTACTCACTAAGCAGCTCGGGGTCTATGTCTGCGGTCAGCACGCCGGCTTCCCACAGAGCCTTCACCTTGTCCACCTTCGGCGTGCCGCCATACAGCGGGGCCGTGTCGTTCAGAGACGGGTAGGTGTCCTGCTGGTTAGACAGGAGGTAGTGGGCATACGCCGTGCAGTAGACCCGCCCACCGCGTTTCAGGAACGCCATGAACTCGTCCATGTGGTACTCCATCCACCAGCTCATTTCGTACGCCGCGTTGTGCGCTACAATGATTTTGGTATCGGGATGGATACGGATGCCTTGGGTCTTGGCCAGCCATTCTTCACGGGACTCATAGCGAGATTCCCAGCGGGCCTTGAGCACTTCCCCGGTCTGCATGTTGATGTCTTCAGCTGCTTCCAGCACGACATAGTTCTCGGGGCAGTAGGGAGACGCAACCTGACCATACCACTCGTGGTTCTGCGTCTCGTAGTCCAGCACCTGTACTCGCATCGGTTACTCCTTAAAACGTTCGAGGTGGGTTCCTCGGCGCTGGGCAACTGCCAGCAACTTATGGTAGCGGCACTCGCTACGCTGCGGCTTCAGCATCTTGTAGCTGCCGGCGTCTACGCTAAGAACGTACCCGCCCTTGATGTAGGCTTGGTTGATGTCGGAGTCGAAGCCCTCCAGGGCGGCCAGCAGGGTATCGGAGGTGCTCATGAGCACATCCACCTGGACACCGTGCCACTTAACAGTGCCGGCACACAGCAGGCGCTCGTCGAAGTCACCGCTCGACTGGTCGTACGCCTGATAGATTTCCACCTGCACACCATCACCGAGTGCAAGTTGGAGGTCCTTCATCATGTCGCTCATGTGGTCGAACGCTTCAGCAGTGCACATGGCACCATCATAAACCGGACGGTTGAAGGAGCAGCGTGGGATGATAAGGTCGTAGTCCTTCGGTTCCACGGCATCCAGCATGTCGCGGGCAGCGCCGCCGGCAAACCGCACATCACCGGACAGCAGGCCGAGGCTTGCGATTACCGCCCCTCGGATTACGTAGGCTGTACCCAGGCTGTCGGTGTAGCGGATATGGGTCTTCTTCATGTACTTGTTTGACAGGCTCATTGCAGGTTCTCCTTGTCAGGGTGGATGCGGAACAGCGACGGGTGGCGGTAGCCTCCCTGTGCGTCACGCTGCATGTACCGTATCTCAGCAATCTTGCCGAGGTACTTTTCAGGGTTGTCGGTGAAATCCTGGCGCAGCTCCAGAGAGAAGCCGGAGGTGTTGCATCCGCTGCCGTCCTCGAAGTCGATAATGGCAGAGCCCACCATACCCTCGAACTCAGTGCCCGGTGTGCCGGGGTTGAATCCGACGATGCGCCCGTCCTTCTCGTCGGATGGCTTCAGCTTCATCCAGTCCACTGTGCGGGTAGGGACCCACTTGTGGTTGAACCGCTTGACCATCAGGCCTTCGTGGTTGTTCTTCAGGGCTACATCGAACAGCGCCATGATGTCCTTGTAGCAGTTGTCGTGGGTCTCGCCCCAGGCACCTACAAGGTGGGTCTCAGGCAGGTGCACATGACCGATGCGGGTGGTCGCCCACTTCATCTTGTGCAACCGGTCCTCGTAGGATGCGGGGTTGCCGGGCATGTCGTACAGCCAGAAGCTAATCTTCAGCGGCCCCTTGTACTCGAACACGACACGCTTCTCCTTGGTCCCGTCCTCCAGCTTGAACCACTTCTCGTCCTTGATGTGGTACTCCGTGCTGCCAGTCAGGTCGTAGTGCACCTTCTTGCTGCGGAGCACACGGCGGGTCAACTCGAAGCAGTCATTAATCATGACACCCATATCCAGCTTGTATGCACCCAGTATGCGGTGCAGTTCGCCGATGTGGTCTTTCCAGTGCGGACCCAGCTCCAGCTGTTCCAGGGTGCCGCCACTGGCTGTGTTAAACTGTGTCCAGTTAGAGTCGTGGTACATGGTAGAGAGCAGGCGGAACTCGTCCCGCTTGGTCTGCACAAACACCTTGCCGTCCTGTTCCAGCCACTGCATCAAACGCTTGACCGTGAACTTGGCACCCTTCATAACAATCAAATCCGCCATCACTTCTTCTCCTGTGCTTCGAGCCACTGCCCTTGGGCGTAGGTGTGGCGAACGTTCTCCCGCCACTTGTCCTTGATTACCAGAACACCAGCCGAGCTGATGTGAATCACGCTATCTTTGTGCTCCACCTTTCGCAGGTTCACATACTGGCCGAACACAGACAGCTTGCCAGGAACAGTTACGACTATCGTTGCCATTTAACTATCCTCGAATCTGGAGATGTCCGGCTTGAAGAACACCTCTGCATTAGGGTTACCCTTCTTGCCTATCACCTTCCGCTTGTTCTTCGGAATGGACAGGCCACGGTTGAACTCGTAGGCAGGGTCCAGCAGGCGGCCCAGCATTATCTGGATGTCCAGCGCACCCTGCACACCGACCTTCGTATCCTTCAGCGCTGTCATAGGCGGGTACAGCATGTCGTACCCCTCGGCGGACAGCTGCACTGTGCTTATTGCGATGAAGTCGTGGAGAGCGGCCATCTCCCGCACCTCCTGGAACAGTGCCTCCATCTTCTCGTGCTTCTTCTCCACACCAGACATCTTGAAGTTTGCCAGCATGTCGAACACCACGATGATGGGGTTCATCTCCTCGACCAGACCGGCAACCTGAGACAGGCTCCAGCCGTGAACGTCGAGTGCTTTGATTATGGACCGGTTTCCACCTACCGACTTAGCATAGGTGTCGTATAGCTCTCCCTTTGACATGCCTGCCATCTTGTCACCCGACAAGCCGAGGGCCGCCGAGTAAATGCGGGGCCATATTTCCCGCACGACACCTTCGTTCGAGAGCCAGATAATCGGACGGCCAGGATGCCGGATGGCGACTTGGGGTGCCATGAAGGTGAGGGCATCAGCAAGGAAGCTGGTCTTACCTGAGTCAACGGCGGCGCAGATAGCAACCGAAAGAGGAGGTACAAGTCCCTTGATGTGCTCTTGGAGTACGAGCTGACGAAACTTAAGACCCTCGTCGCGGGCCTGTTCTTCGAGGATTTCATGGATGTCTGGCTCCTTGAACATGCTCTCACAGCTGGTGCCGAGAAGCTTGCGCGTCTCCATCGTCACCTTGTAAAGCTCATAGGAGAGGTCCACTTCCTCCCCGTCGTTGTACTCGTTCACAAGCCGGGCAGCGGTGCCGGCCAGCTTCATTTCGTACAGCTGCTCGACTACCGCCTGAATCTGGCCATCAGTGCATCGTACGGACTGGGCCGCATCAATGAGGGCCAATACTGGTGCGGCGGCTTCCCCTTCCACCTTAAGACGTACCATAGTGCGTAGCATATCAAAATCGACATCTTGAATCCCCTTGTGCTTGTCAAAGAATGTGCCGTAGGACTTCAGGAGCCACGCGGTTTGCGTACCCATTTGGTCCATCGGCACCGCGTCAATGAGTGCTTTGTACCGGCTGCGATTAGACAGCGTTGAAAGCAGTACCTTGTCCAACGACATTACAGTGCCTCTATGTTGCGGATGAATTGCTTGGGCAGGTAGCCCGTAATCTTGATGGTGTGTCCCTTGGCCTTGCGGCGTACAACCTCTGCAAGTGCAGCCTCTTTACCCTTGCGGTTCATGGGCAGTATCGCGGGGGAGCCTTTGCGGCACGCCTCAAGGTAATCGGGTATGCTGTTTGTGAGTAGGCAGCTAGTGTGCCTGCCGCCCTTGTTAAACAGTAACATGCAACCGGTCGGCGCATACCATCGAGCATTCGCTGTGCCGGTGGCGTCCAGACCGAGGTTATTCCCAGAATCGTCCGGGAAGTAGATGCGGCATGTATCCTCGCTGTACTGTAACAGAGTGACATACGGCCCGAGCCCGTAACGACTAAGGGCATCTTTGAAATCCAGCGGCTCCTTGACAATGGCATCCATAAGCTCAACCTTTTGTTTGGGTATCCAACCAGTCTTAACCGGCGCTGTCTTCTTAATTCGCTGGTGTGTCTTACTGACTCTGCCGGTTGCTCGGCATCTGTGGCAGTAGGCCCACCAGCCCTCCGGCTCATTCTTGATAAACATCGACGGGCGCTGTCCGCAACCCACATGAATAATCTTGTCACCTTCACCCTCCCCGAGCATCTTGGCGAACCGCAGCCACTGCCGCTCCTCTAGCTTCTTCATTGTGCACCTCGCTTGATGAAGGCCACCGACTATGCCGGCAGCCTTGGGCAAACGCCGGCTTACTTCTTCACGTTGCCTTGGTAAACGAACACGCCTGCCTGGACCTGCTCCTCCAGACCATCTTTGGTGAAGCTGGCAAAGCTGCAAGCACCTGTTACGGTTCGCGGGCTTTCTACGGTGAATAAGTCACGGGCTATGTTCTCCTCCTTCAAGAGGATGAAGTCACCTGCACGATAGGTGCTGCCGTTCTTACCTTCCACAACGAAGAACAGGTCCCCCGGCTCAAAGGTCAGCTTCTCTACGAGTTCGATTTTCATTTACTTCTCCCAGAATTTCAGTTTGGATTTGATGCGGTCGATTCGCAGTGCCATCGGCGAGGTTGCCTTGGCCAGATTCTTCGAGTCGAGCATCGTGTTACGCATCTGCGCCATGTGGTTCTGCATGTGGGTTACGCCCTTTCGCTCCAGGTCGATGGCCGTAGCCTTGCGCAACAGCTCGCCCTGCCTCGCCCTCCCAGACTCAGCAATCTGGTGGCCCATCTTCTCGATAGAGGCGGCCAGCTCCAGGGCGGCCTGCTCTGCCTTCTCCCCACGGCGGCGGGCTGCATAGGCACGGTCCCGCACCTTGCCTTCCTTGTCCACCAAGGCGAGGACACGCTTGCCCTGTCGGCTGATAGCGGCATCCAGCCGCATGAGAATGTAGGACATTGCCAAATACATCATATAAAACATAGAGTTACTCCACTACATAGCCGAGTTGTTCGGCGAGGATGTTGAATGCTTTTAACTTGGCGTCATCCGACATAAGTGCCAGCACATTATCTGGGCATAGTGTCAGCATAACAGCCGCCAGCTTTGCTTCCAGTTTCGACAGGTCGTAGCCTACCATCTCAGGTTCCTGCCGCTTACGTACAACCTTCACAGCTGCACCATGAATCGCTTGCTGAACGGGGTCCACCGGAGTGCGACCAGTTGGAGAAAGGTTCTCACCGGACAGTCGCTGTTCCTCGGCACGCCGCAGTGTAGCCAGTCTGGACAGCTCCTCCGGCGATGTGTAAACGTAGTTCCCCTTCGCCTGCTCCTCCGGCGGGAGGTGTGCAGTCCGGGTATGCACTAGGCTGGTGTTCATCAAAAGGCCCCCATCTCAATCAGTTTAACCACAGCGGCTACTGCACCGCCAACCAGCGCACCGGCAAAGATTGCCCAGTTGCGCTTCCCTTCCTTCAGCTTGCGAACCTCTGCGAGTGCAGCGTCGCGCTCTCGGTCTGCCTTGGCACGGGCACACTTCTGGGTTGCTACGATGTGGCGCAGGCTGTCCAGCTGCTTGTCCAGAGTGCTCTGGGTGTTGCGCAGTGAGCGTACATCGTCCATTGCGGATACCAGCTGACGATGGATACCCTCGTGACGGGATAGGGCGGTCTTCTGCTCCTCAACCAGCACAGACTTGTGCTGCTCGGCCAGCTCGATTGCAGCATCCCGCTCCCGAATGAGAGCATCAACGAACACGCCGGCAGTCTTCAGCTTGCCCTTCTGCCGGTCAACCTTGGCATCGAGCAATGCCATCTGGCAGAACTGGTCTTCCAGGCGCTCACGCTGTGCGTCGATGGTGCGCTGAGACTCCACCAAATCGGACACCGCCTTGTCGTACAGGGGTTTGATGCGCTTGTAACCGAGGGCGGCGGACGGGTTGAACTTCTTCTTCATGGTGCTCTCCTTAGAGGGTGTAGTAGTAGATGTCGGACTTGGGGTTATGGGTGTAGTTCTGGAGGCCATCAGGCAGCCACTCGGAGGCGGTGACATTGCCGATACTCTCCATCTTCAGGTTCGAGTACAGCAGGAACCCACGAGCCTTGGGGTCGATTACCATGATGCACTCTTGGTCGAAGTTCTGGGCCTGATTGAACAGCTCCCCGACCTCGCGGTGGTCCTTGCACTGGACGATGAAGGAGTTCTCACTGGTGCCCTTGTAGTGCCCGACAACAGCATCATACATGCCGGAGAAGTAGCGCTCTAGGTAGCCATACAGCTGCTCAGTGCGCTCTGCATTATCGTCGGCGGATTTACCAGCCTGCTCAGCGGACAGAATAACATAGAGTCGGTTAAGCATGACGAATCCTCATTGGTTGGGCTGCGAGGTGCGAGAAGTCACCCTCGGATGTAAAGTGCATGTTCGCAATCTCGACCTCTGCCCGCTGCTTGGCGAGCTGGCGTGCTTTGCGGTCGGCAATCGTCTGGCGGTACGCTTCAGACTGGCGGGCCGGTCCTTGGCCATAGGGTGCGCCATGGGCTGGGTGCTTTCCGGTGCGGCGGTTACGGGTGCGGGCCATTAGTTGGTCTCCTTGCATTTCTTGTCTTTCATGAGGGATTCGAGCACGGTTAGGCGTGCCTCGGCGTTGTGCATATCAACACGGTTACCAGTGCCGGTGTCTATGGCTGTCCATGCGAGGCCCAGGGTTGCCAGACCGGCGGCACCGGCCAGCACGTTACGACCAGCCTGCGCCCATCCTGCACCATCGGCACGCTCAAGGCGCTGCTGAGTCAGCACGTACTCTGCACGCATAACAGCACAGGAGGCCGTAGAATCGGTCGAGCGGGTAAGGGCGATGTCATGGTTAGCCGGAGTGCTGGAACAGCCTGAGAGAGCGATACAGGCCAGCAGGCCCATCATTGATTTGCGCATGATTGGTTCCTCGTTGTTAGGTTGGCGCTTGTTGGAGGCCCTGCGAGTGCAGAGCCTCGGGCAAACGTCAGCAGGGGATAGTAGCCGATGCTTCTTGCCACTCAGCAGAGTAGCCTGTCAGGCCCCATACTACGAACCCCCAGATATTGCAATCGGTACTGGCTGCGCTGGATGGGAACCGGGCGAGTGCATCCGCAACCATACGGGCAGCCAGTATCGGCCCATGGTATCCAGCAAGTTCCCGGAATGCCCGGTACTTTGTCACATTTACTCGGCACAGCCCGTACATCAGTGACGACTCAATCAGGGCCTGCTTGTTCAACTTACGGTTACGCTTCAGCATTGATTTTCTCCTTCCAGATAAGGTGGCTGTTACCCTTCACGCATCGGGTATCTCTGGTGATACAATTCATAAACGCACTTGCATCGCCGGGTACTGGATAGTGAAACACACACACCCAGTACAGAGGGACTGCCCTGCAATCATGCCGGCAGGGACCAGTTCAACTTCATTCAGATTTGGCTTGACTTTCATGCAGTGCATCCTCGGGCCAGGGTTGGGAGTACCAGTTGAAGAAGCGGCGAGCCGCAAGTTCATTGCTTGCTCCCACTTGTGGCGGATTATTGCGCACTGCATCCACAATGCGACGTACGATAGCATGGTTGGGTTCCTTCATCGTGAATCGAAAGGCGTACAGGTTGTTTCCTTGTACGGCCCACTGGTAGGCGGATATGGTCATGCCCTCCATCACCGTTTCCGGCATGTAGAACAGCTTAATTTCCATAGGCCAGCAGCTCCTCCTTAATAACAGGGCACTCACCGCAGAACTTGACAGCCAGAGCCAAGGCCGCTGACTGCACCCACTGCTCGCTGATTTCATCGCCCTTGCCTTCGAGAATGGCAGCACGAATCGCGGTGCCCACGTTCTCGGTAACCTCGTAGGCAAACACACCGGGCCAGTCCCCGTCGTGCTTCTCGACCAGCTCAGAGACTTTGGCCTCAATCTTGTCGATTACACCGGCCCACTCGCCAATCTGGTGATACAGCTCGACACAGCCTTGGTCCCAGACATCGAGCAGAGGGCTATCATCGAGAGGGTTGATTGCTGCTGCGAGTGCAGCGGCGGTCACGAGTACATCGGTCATGATGTGCATTGTCAGAATCCTGTGATTGTGAATCGGTATGCGCCGTTCCGCAGGGCATCGAAGCGGTATGCCAGACCCTGCCGATACAGCGAGGCTATGAACTGGGCCAGCTCGTCGAGACCCAGTTCAATCTCTATCGTCTGCTCCATTAAGCCTCCCGTACAAGACCACGGAGGGCAGTCAGGGCGGCAGCGTCAATCTTGACGGCATCCTCGGGCAGCTCCTTACCCTCTTGGCGCAGCTTATCGGCTTTCTTGTTCGCCTGCTCCGCCTTCTTAATCAGTCGGGCCAGCTCGGCGTTGAGGTCGAAACCTTGCCAGACGTTCTCGGGCTTGCACTCCCACCATTTCTTTTCGGTGATGCGTGCCCAGTGCTTCTCGATGAAGCCCTTGCCCTGCCATCCTTTGAAGCCGCCATTCTCCTCGTCGATAGTCAGGCCGGCGAGGTGGAACCACTCAATGAGGGCCTTCTTGCGGATTCCCTCGCCGAGCGCATTGATAAGGGTAGCTGCTCGGGAGTAGTCGCCGTGGTGGTAAGCGTGGGCCATGATACCGACAGCAACCCGCTGGACGTCAGCTTGGAGGGTGTTAGATTTCTTGGCTACAGCCTCGATAGCCTTATCCATTGCTGCTTCGTCAGCAAACAGCGGCTTGAGGGATGTTACGATTGCCTTGGCCTTGGCCACTGCTTTAGCTGCTGGGGTGGACGCTTGGGTGGTGGTGCTCTTGGTTACGGTAGTCATTGTGTAATCTCCATTGGTGTATGAGTCTTGATAAACAGTCTGCGAGTGCAGGCCGCTTATTCAGACTCACTGAGTTAGGTTACTGTGCCACATGAGCACCCATTCGCCTAACTCTGTGAGTTGGGTTAGGTGGCTGCACTTCGTGTGTGCCCTGCTAACCCGCTGTTACCCCCCTGCATAACCGGGGAAGGGTGCTACCCTCTCGACTCTCTTCTAAATATGGCACAGAGTCTCAGCGCGCCATCCCATCTTTCGCCTCGCCTTGGTACAACTACCGGATGCATCCTAGGACCATCACCGCCGCACCTTGGCTTAACCAGCCGGGGAATTGCTAACTTGGTGCCCATCTTATCAGCGATTATCGAGCCTGTCAATCAAAACTTGTTTGCTTTGTCGGACTCTCACGCTTAGGGCGTTGCCTCTGTGGAGGCTATCAAGGTGCGGGCTGTACCGCTTGGCCGTTCTAGCTGGCCGCTTGACGTTGGCAGTTTATCGGTGATGCCGCACCCCGTATTGTCTTATGGCTTCTGAGTCCTAAATCCCTCGCCAGTGGAACCCTTCTTATCTCATTAATCGGGAGGCTACCAGAAGGTGGTGAACCGCTTGCCTCTCGATGTGAACCATTCTACATGATTCGGTGTCGGTGTCAACCTCTTTGTTTCGGTAAGTTGTCACCATTCTTAGCGCGGAAGTAGGCATTCACCGTGGCGTCTGTCTTGCTCCCTGCCCGTACATGCGTGTTAAAGCCGGTGTCCCGTGGCTTCTTAGCGTCGCGGCTGGTAGCCATTAGCTTACGAAGGTTCCGAGCTGCGCCACCCTCGGCTGTCGCCTTGGTTGATACGCTGCTCAGATACTGGACCTTTGCTTCCCGCTTGGCGCTCTTGCTGTACCGCTTGAGCTGCGCTGTATGGGCTTCTAAGGTTGTTCGCATGGGATTACCCTCTGTGAGTGCAGGGTACTCCCTGCTGGCTTCCTATGGCCTCTCCTGTTGAGAGACTACGCTAGTCCGGTCTATCCGGTCGGCTCGACAACTCCCGTATGCCATAGCGATGTGGTGTACTCTACTGCTTAATCACTTCAGTGTCAACCCTGCTTTGTTCGTACGCCTAACAGGTGGCTACTTGAGGGCTCTACCCGTACAACCGATAACTCGTGGTCTTGTCGGTGCCGGTAGGGTGTCGCCCTGTTGACGAGATGAATTAGAACATAGTCCTATTCTGGATGCAATACCCGTCTGCAAATAATTTACAGATACCAGATAGCCAGGTGGATAGAGTGATAGGCCGCACCCTGGTTGCCTCCCCCTTTGGAATCCCCCTCCCACACTGCGTACAGATACAGAACACCTAACCAACTAACACTCCGCTTACTCGCTCCGTGTACTGCAACCAATAGAACACCCAATAGAACACCTAACAGACCAACCAAGTAGCACCCAAGAGACTAGCAACCAAGTAGCACCCTGATAGCAAGATAGGGCAGCAACCCTTATAGAGTCGTTCCCTTCCTATAGGCGTACCGAATCAAATTGCTATATAGGACAACCAATAGAGCACCTAAGAGAACACGATAGGGTTGCAACCAGAGGCAAGATAGGATAAGGTTGCAATCTGGTAGCAAGATAGGCAGCTAGATAGGTAGCACACTCGGTTACACCAACTGGGCAACGTGATACAGATAGCCCGCCTCTGCAACCAGATAGACAGCAACCGGACAGTGCAGGTAGTAGCACCCGATTGGCAGACATGGGCAGCAACAAGGAATCCCCAGCCGGATTACCTGAGCACCCATAGACCAGCCGGATAGAGCCCCTGTAACGTCCATAGAGAGCACACAGAGGATAACCCGATTGATGATACCCGACTACCTACCGGATTGCTTACACGGCTTCCTGTGGCTCATAGAGCCGACTATCACCCTGTTACAGCTGATTGCATACGGTGGCTTGACCCTGTGCACTCTGGTTGCTATCATAGGCTGGCACCTAGAGGATAAGGCAAGAGGCCACTAGATAGCCCTAGAAGGCTCCCTGTTGCATTCCGTGCTCTATCGGGTGCAACCGCCCCCGCAGCCCCTAGAGTGCTCCCAGAGAGGCCCCTAGGCCCCTTGGTTGCAACGTTCGCTCGAAGGAGGGCCCTATGGGGGAAATGGGGTCGTCGGCCAGGGTCGCTACCGTTGCGCATAAGCGTACCATTTTAGGTCTGCACCTATACACCCACCAGCTCATAACCAAGATGCCCTAATCGTGCACCCTAGATAGCAACCGTGTGCTGCCTAGAGGGCACTGTTAGAACTACTCGGGAACTACTAACATATTACTCGTGCTTGCTCAGATACCAGAGGTCCTTTCGTGACATCTTGGATTTGATTACCTGAAGCTCCTTCTCCAGGATTGCAACTGCAGCTGCACGTCGATGTGCAACCGGGTCGGATTTAGCGATGGCCAACTTGCTGGCCACCTCGTTGTACTTGTCCAGTGTCATTTCTGCTCCTTAATCTGCTTGTTGTGCTTGTCGATAATCAACCTGACCGCTGCCTTATCGGCATTGGCCTCCTCAAGGGCACCTAGGCTGCGTAGGATAAGCTTCGGGTAGTCGCTGATACGAATGCCAGGCTCAATCTCTGGTGCCGGCGTAGGGGCTGTCAGAGCCTCTGGTACATGCATTGGGGTTGCCTTGGGTGCGACATGCTGCGTAGCGCAACTCATCAACAATCCGGCTATCAACCAGAGCATCGCCACCGACCATACCCGATTGAGTAGCTTCAACTCGCTCAACCGCAGCTCGTGTGTTCTCTTTGATGCTGTCACGTTTACCTCTCGTCTCTCGTGCTTGCTTATCAGCCGACTCTACCTGCTCGGTGAAAGCCGTGTACTGGGACTCAAGCTGGACATACTCCCTGGTAAGCCCCCGGAGCTTCTCAGAGGCCACGTCAGCCTTCCCCTTATAATGCCATGTCCCGACTCCAAGAAGCCCACACAGGGCCACCAGGAGCACCAGGAGGGCAACCTTTACTGCCTGTAGGTAAGGCACCATGTTTGCTCCTTCTTGCGTCGATTCTCTAGGCCCTTGGACACCTTGCCGCCGGCCATTCGGAAGTCTGCGATGTGCTCACAGGTCCCCAGCCAGTCGCCGGCCTGTGAGTACCGGGCGATTGCAGTTGGCCGGTTTGCCTTGGCGTTCCAGCGAGTGCCGTAGCACCCAACGTTGAATACCAGGGACACTGTGCTGTCGAACACCGGTTGCGGCATCTCTGAACCGTTGAAGTACCGGATTACGCACTGCTCCGCTTCATGAACGTCCTCTACGAACCACTGGGCGACTTTCTCAGGTGTTGCTATCTGACCCATGCGGACTCCCTTGGTGTGGCCTATGCCGCACGTAGGGACGCCTACAGTGTCACTATAACTGGACAGTGTGCAGTCCTCATACCCACTAAGGAGCTTCAGTCCCTCGGGAGAGGTACGAAGCGAGTTAGGGTAGAGCTGGGCAACCAGCGTGAGGACTGCCGCCACTGAACAGTAGACTATCCGTTGCTTGACGGCAGACATTCGATTACTCCTCTACAGGTGCTGCCTTCTTACGGGCAACTCGGGCCTTCGGCACAACATTATCGAGTGACTGGGCGTGTTGGATACAGTGCTCAATGAAGGATTTCATCTCAAGCTTGGAGTGTGCGTTCTTGGACAGACGCATCTCAGCCATTGTGTGGTAGAGGGTCTGGCGAATCTCTACAGTACCGAGACCGAGGAATAGGCCGTCAGAAGGGTCCCCGTGTGTTGCCTCAATGCGTTTGAGTTGGTCTTGCCAGAACGGGACCAGCTTCTCAGTGGCGAACTTGCCACCTTCCTGGAAGTTAAGTTCGGCATAGTTCATGAGCTTCATTACGGCAACACGCAGTTTGCCGCCAGTGGACAGTGAAGGAAGGTAAGGAACGTTGTCAAGGTGCATAGTCTATCTCCGATTTCGATGAGCGAGCATGTTCATGCCGCTGTAGGATGGTCGTTTGTAACGGTTATGTCCAAGAGGGTCTGCCCAGAATCGGGCCTCTATGGCTGCTTGGATGGCTTCCTGTGCCTTGGCTTGGTCTACCATCAACTGGGTCTCCCAGTGGTGGCAGGCACCGGCCAGTGCGTCCAGGCGGTCATCGTGAATGAGTGAGTCACGGTCCCGAGTGATGAGGTTTATTTGCTGCATCAGACAGTACGTGATTCGGTTTACGTCCGGGTGCTTCGCCAGGGTACGCGGCTCGTCCTTCAGGGCCTCCTCAGAGATGATGAGGGAACCTCGGGCGATGATTGGCTCCAGCACGTCGATTATACGCTGCTCCTTCTGACCGGTAACGAAGTCATCCTCTACGGAACAGTCCTCGTACTCAGCCCGGAGCAACGGCATGAACACTGCACGCAGTGCGCCATAACCGAAGTTCTGCTCAATCTTGACCACGTTTGGCTTGAAGTGCTTGATTAGCTTCACAAGCTCAAGCATCTGCTCACCATCGTAGCCGCCCTTTACGCCGCCGTAGCCGAGGACGTAGATGTTCGAGTTCAGGAACGCTGTGCAGGCCCAGCCTGTTTCGTCCCCGCCGTGAGTGCCGCGTCCTTTACCACCGCCCGCCGGGTCGATGTAGAAGCAGATACCGTGAGCAGGGGCAAGGTCGCCTTTAACAGGGTGCGGACGAGCGAATCGGTAGTTCTTACCGTAGACGCTGAATTCGGTGTGCTCGTAGCCACGTTTAATCTCCAGGGGTAGGTCATCGCCCACCCGGATTGGCATGGTGATGATGTTCTCAGTCTTCAACGGATACCGCTCGGCATCCATCAGTTTGGTGTTCAGCATGTGCTGAAGCTGGAACCATGACGGACCCTGGTCTCGCTCCTTCTTCTGGAGAATCTCTTCGCCGAGGAAGGAAGGCTCGATTGGGATGCCCTGGTCGCCGTTCACACCGCCGCCACCCATTACCTGGGGGTACTTCTCCATGATGGCGGTGAGCATAGGCGCTACGCGGCCACCATAGTACGGAAGCTGTTCTGCAGTTGGGAACCGTCCCGGCCAGATGCGGACCTCATACCCGCGAGCTTCCAGGGTGTTGTAGATGGAGTCGCTGGACTGTGGAGTACCAAGGTAAAGGATGCGCCCGTTCTGGTTGATTGAGGTGAAGTCCAGGGTTTTAGCCAGGAGCTGTTCACGCATCAGCGCAGTAAGGGAGTTCTTCTGGGATTCGATGTCATCTGCGAGCAGCAGGTCAGCACGACGACCCTGCAAGTTCGCGGTGATACCGCAACAGGAGACGCTCGCCGACTTGTCCAGCTTGCGGAGAGAGTAGTGAAGGTCGAACTTCTCAACCGATACCCGGTCACCCTTGGACTTGTCCGGTCGGATACACTCCAGCACGTCCATGTTCATGATGATTCGGATTACCAGGGTCGAGATGTCCGTCGCCTGTGAGCCACCTGCGGAGATGATTAGAACCCGGTGTTTCGGGTCGTGCATGAGCGTCCACACACAGAAGGCTGCGGCGATGGTGGTCTTTGCCTGTGACCGCTGTGCTTCCACCATCAGGTATTGCGGGCCACTGGACATAAACTTGCCGATGTCGGCCTGTACCTTGGACAGGTTGAAGCCCAGCTCGACCATGACATCGGTCAAGAATACGTTGAAATCTCGGTAGTGCTCCTGGATGGTCTTCAACTCTTCCATCCGAAGATACCGCTCCTGCTCCAGTTGGGTCAGGTCTGCGAAGTCCTCGTCAGAGAGGTAAGGCATCTCGTCGCCGGCCCGCTCCAAATCGGAGGCCAGTGCGGCCTCCTCTTCAGCTGTCAGCTCGGCTACCACGTTGAATGGGTAGTCACTCATTGCACTCTCCCTACGAAGTCAGACAGGTCCACCTCATCCAGCTCGTTGATGGGGATTACGCCCGGAGTCTGGAGGGAGGTCTTTGAACGCTCTGCCAGCTTCTCCTTGAGCTTGCCGGCGGCATTGGTACGGGTAGGCACGATGCCGATGTTGTTGTCCTTCAGGATAGCCCGAATGACGTTCATATCGGCAGCAGTTGCCATATCCTCTTCCAGCAGCACCGCGAGGTTCTGCAAGGACTTGTTGAGGAGGTGCTTGGCGAGGTCCTCGTTGGACATCTTCGCCATCATCTCCTTGAACATGGCCATCTTCTCTTCTTCAGTCATGTCCCCTCCACTTCTTGAAAGCCCACTTCACAGCAGGCTTGACGATTTGAATTGCGATGTACACCAGCGTCGCGATGTACACCCAGTCTTGCAATGACACGCCCATAACCGACATGCCAGCAACAGCAGCCGGTGGGGCGACAGGGGCCGCCTTCTCGACGACCTCATCCACCAGCCACATACTTTCCTCCTTATCCTACTCGAACGAACAGGGTTGTGTTCCAGGAGCCGTGTTCACGACCATCCCCGCGTACACCACCCATTGCTTGCCAACTGCCGGCAGCTGCGCCGTAGTTGCTTGTACCCTCGGCGTTAGTGTAGTAGAGGCCACCAGAGACAACCTGCCCAGGGTTGACAGGACCACCCACCCGAAGAAGCAGTGCGTAAGAGCCAACACCGCCTGCTGCTGTCATAGCGACGGCGGGTTTGTTCAGTACCTCGTCCCAGGTAGGCCACCGTGCGGCATATGCAGGTACGTTGTAAAGGTAGCCCCATGCTACGTTGGTCTTAGCCGAGAATACGCGAGTATCCCCGTCGTAAACACCACCTCGTCCTACTACAGTACCAGCTGCATCCATACCACCGGCAGTTGAGATTGCATCAGCTGCCGTTGCTTCAACGTGGAACCGCTTACCGCCGTATGTGCGAATGTAGGTCACGTCCCGCATGTACATGCCGCCACCGTACTTCTCACTGTACCAGCCAGTATCTCCGCTAGTTCGGAACCACCCGTTTGCGTAATACTCTTGCATAGTGAGTGATGCGGCATACCGCCCGTTAGGCTTAATTGCACCTACCTCTTCAGGTGTAGGCGGGTTATGGGTGTTGAACTCCCTAGCCCATGCAGTAAATGCGCCTTTGGCGTACTGTGCCCGCACGTACACCTTTGCTGTGTTGTAAACGTGGTAGCGTTGCTGGATACCGGCACCGCGTGTTACTGTGAGATGCCCTGCCAAAGGCTCAGGGTATCCGTTATCCAGTGACGCCATTCCGTTATCATCACACCCGTAGTGCCCTTCGGCTACAACGCTATTCAGGTGCTGGCCGTACACCAATGTGATTGCACGCAGTGCAGAACCAGGTAGCGGATTCTTGGTGAAGTTCAGTGCCTCGTTTGCAACATTCTGGGCATCCTTGGCGTCCCTCTGTGCCTGGGTAGCCTTCGCGTCGATACCCTGGGCAATGCCCTTGGCCTCGTTCGCAGTAGCTGTTGCAGCGTTTGCTGTTGCCTTTGCTGTGGATGCGTCGGCCATTGCCTGGGTGGCCTTACCGTCGATACCCTGTGCAATCTGCTTTGCCTCATTGGCTGTGCTTACAGCGCCGGCAGCAGTGGCGTTCGCTTGTTTAACCTGTGCGTCGATTCCCTCTGCTATGGCCTTTGCCTGATTTGCAGTAGAGGTTGCGCTGTTAGCTGTACCGATAGCAGAGTCAGCCTTGGCATCCGCAGCGTTCGCTGTAACGATTGCACGGTCTGCCTTAGCATCTGCTGAAGCCGCCTGTGCAGCTGCCGAGTTAGCAGTACGAATAGCCTGCTCCGCTTTCTGGTTCGCCTCGTACACGTCCTTCAGTGCACTCTCAACTGATGTAACTGTGGAGTCGAAGCGGTCAACCATCTCAGCAACCGAGAAGATTGCTTGGTTTGCGTTGCGGTCCAGGTTCACGGCGTTGATGATTGCACCATCCTGGAAAGCTGCAAGTGGCTTGGCCTTTGGCGTGTCCCTGTAAATCAAGATGGTCCAGCCAATCGGAACAACCCTGTTGGTCTTCACGGTGTTCGGCCCGACGAATGTCAGGGTAAGGTCGAACCGCTCGCGTGTGTCGTCCTTTACCATGAATGCTTTGATGTCCGACCGGTTGATGTACCCGCCGTCGAAGTTGAACTCGAAAGTGTCGCCATCATTGCCAGCATAGTAAACCATCGTGCGATAGTTCTGCTTGGTCCCGATTGCGGCGAACCACTCACCCACGATATTGTCTACCGCAGGATTTCCTGTGTTAGGTGAAGGCATCTCTGTAACCCCTATTGGTTCGTTGTCTTCTCTTAGGCGTACCGAATCAACCGTCCCTGGTCAATTCTTAGTCTTCCATCGCTTTGGCCGCACCCAGCATGAGGTAGGTGTTACCTGCCGGCAGTGCCTTGAACGATTTCTGGAACGCCTTACTCCACTCACCTGTCCCAGTGAGAGCCTGCCCGATTCCGCCAACGGCGTCTGACATTCGGGTAACTGTGCCTGTCAGCGGCGTGTCAGAGCCACCTGTGAACCCACCACCAGTGATGAGGTCAAGCAGTGTGGTTCCTTCCGATGTGAGGCCCATCATGGACGACATCCGTGCAACCTGACCGGTAATGGCCAGCGGAGTCAGCCGCTCCTCCAGAATCTTGTCCGGGTCCTGGCTAGTTGCAGCATCTAGGTGGACGCGGGCATATGCCAGGAAAGTGGCGAACGCCAACCCGGTGGTAAGTGCAGCTGCTGTGTTAGCGTCCATCTGGGTAAGGTTGCGGATGGCAACACGCTCTGCGGAACGAATTCCGATAGTACGGAACTTACCGAAGAGGTAACCCAGGATGTTGGTCTGCTCCCACTTAGTCTGCTCGCCGGCCTTTACACGGTCCATTGAGCTGGAGTGCGCAATGTTGTATGCTGCTGCGATGAAGTCGTCCTTTGCAGTGGCATCCGTCCAGTTGGCCAGCCCAAACTCAGTGTCAGAGCCGTGCTCGTCGAACTGCTTCTTGATTCGTGCCATGATGTCTGGGTTAAGCCCTTGCTCCGCCAGACGGGATTCGGTGAACCCTTTACCCGTCTTCAGGTAGCTATGCAGCTTGCTCTGGACAGCGGAGGTTACCCCGTGTCCTGTGAGCCGTGACACCATGTTAGCACCGGATGCCATGCTAGTTAGACGAGAGGCCGCCTGAGAAGTCCTCAGAGCCATCCCACCTACTTCCATAGCCATACCGTTACCATCGACTGCCGCGTTTGTCCACAGCTCGTGGTCGCGTCCCTGGAGGCCCTTCATGTAAGCGTCCAGCTCCTTACCAACAGCAGTTACCTTGTGACCTTTGCGGAACAGGTCGCCAGAGATTACGTGCTGGGTCATGCTACCGAGAGCCTTTGCCATGCCGTCAACACCAAGAGTGCCTACCATAACAGGGAAGTCAGCCAGAACTGCAAGAGGCATCTTACCCATTGTGGTGGCGTACGTCATGTTGCTCACGGCTTGTGAGAGCGCATCGTCAGCTGCCAGCTTCTTGGCCCGACCCAGTATTAGGTCAGTCACGAATGTAGCGTGCTCCAGCTCGTGTGCAGTACCAGAGCGCCGTATTGCGTTCAGAGTGTCCTGGATGTCCTGCTCAGTCTTCCAACCCGATTTGGCGAATGCTACTCGGCCAGCTGTCTGGTTGATGTTCGACTGCATGTTCTCGAACACGTTGTGACGGAACATGTCCAGCATCAGTACCTGCTCGCCGTCAACTTCACGGCTTGCCAGCATGTCCAACTCTCTGCGGCTGGTGTCAGCCCACTTGCCCTTCAGGTTCTGCTGGAACACCTTAACCAAGTCTTCATCCACGAACCGGTTAGACAGCACCTCCTCCGCCAGCTCGTTTGCCAGCTGGAGAAGAGAAGCCTCGCTGTTCTGGTACTTGGTGTTTGCGTCCTTCATGGCGTTGTCCCACCAGTGGTTGGCACGGCGCTGCATCTCCTTGTTCATCTTCTTGGACAGGTCGGACAGGTTTCGCTCGAAGTAAGCCTCCGGGTCCTTGAGGAACTTGTCTACCCATGGTGCGTCGATGTTGGTCTCCGCACGGGCATACGCCTTCTCAATCCACTCTGCCTTCTCCTGGCGCATCTTCGACAGCTTGGCGGTTACCTCCTTGCGATACTCAGCCTCGACCATCTCTCTCCATGCGGCACGCTTTGCAGGCGGTGCATCCTGGATACGCGCCCAGTCAGTGGTCTGCGGAATGTACCCTACAGAGTCCTCTTCAACCAGACGGGAGCTGTGCTCTGTCTCGTGCATGACCTGCGCATCCTTGGTCGCTGCGTAGTGCTCGTCCATTACCTTAGCAGCCCGCTGGATAGGTTCTTGTGCATCGGATACGTACCCTTCGCTGCTCCCGTTCTCCTTGCGGTAAGTGCGGTGCTTGAATCGCTCAATCTGAACTGCACGACTGAACTCGGCCTCTGCACCCCGAGCACCACCTGCCATATGCTTCAGCAGTTCAGGTGCCGGTGCCCACTCGGCGAATGCGTCCTTGAGGAGTGGCACGTAGGTGTGCTGCCACTGACCACGAAGAATCTCCTTCTGTGTAGCCACTGTGCTGGCCTCTGCCTTGCCGATGCCGGCTTGGTTGCCTGTGATGAGACGACCGAAGTGGCGCACCACCTTGGAGTCGGACTTTGCCAGGATAACACCGGATGAGTCAGCCCAACCGAACAGCTTGTTCCGAATGTTGCTCCCGTAGTATTTGTCCCGAAGCTCGCCAGCCTTTCCAAGTACGTTCGACTCGTCATATGCCAGGGCCTGCTTGATGAACTCCGTCTCACCGATACCGATGGTGCTTCCGTCATCTGCCAGAGAGGTCTCAGTGGCGTCACGGAAGTTTACCTTCTGCTCCGCTACCGGCTGTTCTGGTCGAATCTCGTTGTTCACACGGGCATTGATTGCACGGTCTTGGACACCGCCAAAGCCAACAGCCCGCGAAACAGCACCTAGCCCAGCACCGAAGACCGCACCGGTTGCGATGTGCTGTCCCACCTCTTCTGCTGACCAGTCGCCGCGCTCTACGGTCTGTGCAAGGGGAGAGATTACCGCCATTGCAGCTGCACCTTCAAGAGAGGAACGTGCAATGCTTGATGCAGCGCCGGCACCCTTGATTACCCGAGCAGCTGTACCGAACGAGCCGATTGGGAGACCTACCGGGTCCATCAACCCACCGGACAGCTGACCTGCGATTGCAACGGCTGTGCCTACCCCATCCTGCTCGCGCAGCTTAAGGGCGTGCTCCCTGTTCTCGTTGATTCGACCGATGTTGCGGTCCAGGTCGTGCATTGAGCGGGAGTTGTAGACTCGCTCCGACTCCGCCTTAGAGAGCCCGCCTTGAACTTGCTCGCCAACATACCGCTGCTCATTCTCACCAACTCGGAAGTTGGGGTCGAACTCGCGGGCACCTGCCTCGGCCAGCAGGCTTGTCACTGTGTCCTTCAGGCCCATATTGAACGAGTCCGCGAAGGTGAGCTGTGCAAGTTCTGCCTCCCGCTTCAGCCGCTCCTCTGTGGCCGCATCCAGACCTGTGATTAGCTCACCAATGCCGTCTTCTTCCTGCTCCACTATGTCAGAAGGGAGCATGTCCCGACCCATCTGGGTATCCGCAGCTCCCATGACAGCTCTACCGTACTTGCTAGGCTTGCCGGCAGCTGTAAGGTAAGGTGATGCGTATTCGATGTAGTCTGCTGTCTCCGGGTTCAGCTTCTTGCCTTCCAGGTAGGCGGTGCCGGCCTTGTTGCCGCCGTTGTAGTGCGCCATCATGGCACCCACGTCGCCGTTGTATTGCTTGTTGAGCTGGGAGTACAGCTTCGCTGCACCCTCGATACTCTGCGCCGGGTCATCAGGATTGGTGATTCCCAGCGCCTCAAAATTGGATGGCATGATTTGCATCACGCCACGAGCGCCCTTTGGGCTTACACGATTGGCCGGGTTGTTCCGGTTCTCAATCATCATTGTGGTCTTGAGCAGCCCTTCGGGCAGACCGTGACGTGTTTCTGCTGATTGCAGGAGTTCGTCGTACTCAGTTCGTTTCTGATTGTCTACCATGAAGGGCTTGCGCATAATTTACCTCTGCTGTGTTTTGTAGAACTCCACCTGTGCCTGGGTGTACTCGTCCTTCTTCTGCTTCTCAGCTGCACGCTTGGCTTGCTTCTCAGCTGCTGCCGCTTGCTGCTTGTCAGAGTAGGTCTTGGCCATCTCGTCAAGGCGGATTAGCACCTGTGCCGGCGTACCGTCATCACGGATAAGCTGGAACTGTGCAAGGTTGTCGTTGAACATGAGCACACCGCCGATGGAGTAGTCCTGGAGGTGTGGTGATTTCGCCTGTACCGCTTCCTGCATCATCACGTTGATTCGCGGGTCGCGGGTATCCTGAATCTTGATTCCCATCGACTTGTTGACGGCGTTCAGGAATGCGCCGGGCTTGCTGTTACCGATGAGGTAGTCGCCGGCCATGTCCTTGTTTCGCATGGAGCGAGAGGCTGCGATTTTCATAACCTCCTCCTCAGTCAGGTTCGGCTGCTGCTGCATCACAGTTCCAACGTTGGCTACCATGTCTGCCTGCAATGCGTTGAGGAACCCGGCACCCAGCTGGCGTGAGTCTCCGGTAAACCGTGACCACCAACTTGGAGTGAACTCGTTCTTCACCACATCCTGCGCACGCTTCATTGTCTCCTGCGGAACTGCCAGTCGTAGCTTGCGCCCCTCTGCCAGCTGCTTGAAGTACGCTCGATTGTCTGGAGTCATAGGCACCGTGGCAACTGCCCGAGCCATCTCCATATCGTCGCCGAAGTAGGCATCCAGTGTTGCTACCCCCTGCGGCGTGTTCTCCATCTTCAGGAAGGCCAGTCGGAACTGGTCCATCTTCTCCTCGGAAGGGACACCGCCAGATGTGAGTACAGCCAGTGTAGAGTTCAGGCGCTCTTGCAGCGGCTTGTTCACCATACCCTGGGCAGCCAGCTTACCAACTACAACACCAGATGGTCCGCCCGGCTGCTCAGTAAGGAACCTGTCAGCCTCCGCAACGTCAATTGCGTACTTCTCCTGTGCAGACAGGCCACTTGCCTCCATCTGCGAGGGTGAGCCAGTTGCCATGCCTCGGATGTAAGCGGTGCGCTTGGTGTACTCGTCCAACTCGGTCTGTCCAAGCTTCTCTGCCTTTGCAGCTTCACGCTGCTGTTGCTGGTCCCACATGGCCATGTAGCGGCCACGCTCTGCGTTGTCGATTACCGGTGTCACTGAGCCGGTCTCTGCCATGTACCGGGCGTTAACCTGCTCGATTTCCGAGGTCAGGTCCGCCATAGTCATGTACCTGCCGCCGCTAATCTGGACACCTAGACCCTGGCTGTACTGCTCGTAATCCCAGCTCACCGGGTTGTCCTTCAGCCACTCCGCACGGGCCATCTTCATCTGACCGTCGAACCGCATCTGCTCGTCCGGGGTCAGCGCATGGGTCAGAACCTCATCTTGGATAAGGGCCACCATGTCGAAGTTACCGTTCTTGGCGTGCATGATTGCTGCCGACTGCATACCGTTTCGGTACGATTCGGACGACTGCCCAGGCAGCGGCTTAAGGACCTCCAGCGCCTGTTCCTGCAACTGGCCGAAGTAGGTGGGTGACATCTTGCCCATCACTACCTCCTGGCGAGCGAGGGATAGTGCTGACGCATGGGAACCAACTGCATCCGCCTGCTGTGCAGCAGCTGCGTGCTGTGCCTCGGCATCTGCGGAGCGTGCCAAGTTGTCCAGGAGGGCTGGGAAGCGCTGGATAGCGGAGTTGGCCGTCATCATGTCCGCCTCTTCGTCCCCTGTTGCAAGCTCCTGCACGAAGTTGCCAAGGGCTGCTCGCTGCTCGTCCAGCGACATGCGGCTCAGGTCGCCCTTATTCTGGGCAACGTACATGTCAAGGGCAGTGGCGGCTGCCATCTGTTGGCTTGCACGAGCACCTCGAACAGCAGCACCATCACCAAACAGGCCGGCGAATGGCTGCTCCTCTGCAATCTCCTTTACGGACGTACCTTGCATCTGCCGCAGGAACCCGTCCTGGAACTCCCGCTCTTGACCTTCCTTCAGCCGGTCAGCAATCATCGGGGACAGGGAGGACAGTGCCCGGAGGTTACGCTGCTCTACCGATTTCAGAACCTCAATGGATTCCCTGTGGTTCGAGTACGCCTCCCCGAACGCTATTCGTGAGGGTTGGGTAGCCTTTGCCGCAAGCTGTGCAGAGAAAGGCACCTGCGCCACAATAGGCTGTGACTTAGGGAGCGCGTTGGCTCCCGGAGTTTGGAGAATATCTGCCATGATTTCCTCTTACAGTTTGAATTTCGACATAAAGCCACCTGCCCCAGACTTGGCTCCCGCCCCGCCTAGGCCCTGGTTCTTGGCCCCAGTCCCCTTACCGCCGAACAGCTGCGTGTCTCCCTTGTAACCCTGGCTCTGGAGGTTGATACCTACCTTGTCCATGTTACCGGAGAAACCGTTCATACCATCCATCGCCATGCTGCCGAGGGTGTACTTGTGCTGCCATGCGTTGTTCATCACAAGGCCCTTCGGTGTCAGGTCCAGGTCGGCGAACACGTAGGAGTCGTCAAGCTGGTTGTACCCGTTGTCGATTATTGCCGACTTGCTCAGGGCACTCACGTACTTCGCATCTTGCAGACCTTGGACAACTGCGGCATCTGCCCGAGCCTGTCTGGCTTCCTCAGTCATCCGCACCTGCTCAATGGAAGCACCACCGACACCTGCAAATGCAGCCTGCGCCGACAAGGAGCCAAGAGCAGATGCACCTTCAACCCGCTGTGCAAAGCGTGCAGATGTCAGGCCGTCTACCTGCTTGCCCCAGTTGAACGCCTCCTGCTCGTCCTGCTTCTCCATCGCCTTACCGATTCGCTCGTTCTGTCGCTGCTGCTGGTAACGGGTGAGGTTTGCATTTGCTATGGATAGCTCGTTCTGGGCGTCCCGAACAATCTGCTTGTTCTCTTCCCGGCCAGCCTCCAGCTTATACTGCGCCTCGGCAAGGAGCCGGTTAGTCTTTGACTTCCCGTACCCCTCGACAATGTTGATTGCAGCCATCGCAATCTGTGCCCACATCTTAAACCCTCCTTACATTGCTGAACCACTGCCCGACCCATTCGATGCCGGTGATACTCAGTGGCAGCCAATTAGAGGCCGAGATGCGGAGTTTGAATTCGCGAATCTCCTTGAACACCGGAACGCTGATTACCGTGTCTGTTATTGGAGCACGCCCAACCATGTTCGCTTTCCGAGTGAGGATGCGACCGTCGAACTTGGCCACCTCAACCTCACGGTCAGCTGTAGTCATCACCGCACGTAGCCCGCCGGTATCCGAAACAGCAACGTCCAGCTTGGACAGGGTTAACCTGCCGTTCACTATCGCCTTGTCGTTCCGGTCCCGCATGTACGGACTTGTTGGCTCGATGTATGCCTCGAATCCAATGCCAAGCACCAGATGCTCGCGATGCCCTTTGTCATCGAACCACGGCATGTTGTCCCCGACCTTACTAATGGCCGAACCCAGCATGTAGTATTCGTGGTGCTTGTCATAGGCCAAGTCCGCAATCTCGTGGAATGAGGCATCCCACCAGAGGTTCCAGTTCACAACGTCAGCATAGTACCGGTTGCTGTCCAGGTAGGGCTTGGCGCTAATCGCCGTGTCGAAAGTGAACTTATCGCACACCAGGAAGCACCCGTTTGCCGAGTTCCGCACCGTGAACGACAGAAGCTCACCCTTCCACTTAGCCAGACCGCAGCAGGGTCCCAGGGCGTAGTCCCACTCCCACCGGCTCCAGCTGTCGAACAACCGCTCTGCACCCTGCATGGAGTCCAAGTAGGTGTAGATGTAGAAGCCATTGGGCATGTCTGAGGACCTCACCAGGATGTTGTAGGGTGCCGTCATGCAGAGAATCTGCGTCGGCTTGCCCTTGATGTACTTGTCCAGCTGCTGACTGCACTCATACGACTCTGAGCTGTCGGAGGTAGCGCCCATCTGGATTTGGTGGAGTGAGCCCTTCTTGGCTGTATCCTTCGCGAAGAACACGAAGTTGCCACTGTTCTTCGGCTCCGCCTCCACTGCATCCTCGTTCGCCGACATTATCTGAATCGACGGGTTCTTGGGCGACAACATCACCCGACCTGGGATGATGTATTGGAACTTCCGACCGAACAGCACATGGTTCCTGTCGAAGCTAGTGTCCCAGCTGATTACGTCATCCTCGGAGCCGAGGGCGAACATCTCAACTGGGTCGTTATCCTCGACTGTCAGAACCGACTGGCGGAACATGTTGAAGTAGTCCCCTGGCCGGGATGCGAACACAACCGCACCAGTGGCCACCAGGAGCCTGTCTTGGAACACACCCAGGTAACTCAGCGGCTTGCCGAAGAAAGTCGGCAGCGGGCTGCTCACGCTGTCTCCCACGGTGCTCGGTTTGAATGCCGGGCACTTGGCGTCAGGTGCTATCTGGTTCAGGGCTGTCGGACTAGACCCGATGTAGAGCGTATCCTTGCTCGCCCACGCTATGCCGAATATCGACAGGGGCGTTTGAACCTCACCGGCTGTCTCCTTCCAGGTCACCTCACCACGGTCCCCGCCTGACTTGAGGTGGGCCATTACGTAGTAGGCGTCCTTGTTGGACTGCTTCTTAGGGGCTATACGGACAACCTTGCCGCCCCAGTGATTGGGTGACAGCTTCTCAACAGAATCCACTGTGTGAACCACTGCACGCATGTAGGTGTCGTCGCCACCATCCTCGACAGAGGTGTTGACCACGCCTATGCCGGCCTGCCAGTAGATGAACTGGCCCTCTACAACGAAACCACCCAAACCAGAGGCAGCTGACATCTGTAATGCAAGCCCCTTTGCGATGTTCTCTGGCTGGATGCTTGCCGTTGCCAACGCAATGTGCTGGGTTACAGCCGTGTTGTATGCGTTGGTTCGGTCGGTTACCACTTTCGTGTACGCCCCAGGGTCGTCCTTGTTCCATACGATGTCGCTGGTGTCCAGCTTTCCCTCGTAGGTTGCCGGCATTGTCTTATGCGAGGCGAGGACTATCCGGCCATCTGCAAGCTGCATACGGACGTTGTAGGTCCGGGAGAATGCACCCTGACGAATCCAGATAACGCCTGAGTTCTGCTCATTCGCGGATGGCAGTCTCTTCTCGAATGCCCAGGTCGGTGTGAATGTTGCGCCGGAGATGAACATGTATTTCCCGATGTTCACCATGCTCGACACGCCATTCTCCAGGATGTCGGCGCAGACAGCACCGCCGCTAGCGTTGATTCCCAGGAACTTCCCCTGAGTCTTATCGTAGCACTGGATGTTCAGCAGGTTACCGACCCGAGGGCCTTTCCTGTAGATTATCTCCAGTTCCCGACCGTCGCAGTAGTAGGTCCGGGTCGTTGCACCTCTGGCATACTCTTGCAACTGCATCTGGGTAGGTAGTGCGTTAGGAGCTACCACCATCATTGCTGATTGGAACTCGCTACCGTGCCGGCGGACGTTCCCACGTACAGGGTCACTAATCATGTTCACCTGCTCGTACATCTGGCCGCTTCTGCGGTCCTGTGGGGCCTGTTCAGAGACGCCCCGTACCACTGACTCATAACTGCCACCAACTCGTGCCATAGGGCCTCCTATCGAACAGGGAACCTGCCACGTCCATTACGTGGGCTCAGGTTCATTATCTGCTGTGCAACCTCTGGAGATTGCAGCGGGTTGAGTCGGATTTGACGGATGTGCTCCGCGTTCAGCGTAAGGAACGCATCGACACGTTGCCGCTCAATCTTAGCTGTCTTGGCCTCGTCAGCGTCGTAGTTCTTCTGGAACGCCAGGACTGCTGTGTGGGATATGAGGAGCTGTGCCGGAACCGGCAACTCGTCGTAAGGGATGTCCCGAATCACCCAGCACTGCACAGGCCCGCGTACAGAGAATGTGGACTCCAGCCGATTATACAGCCGACGTCCACGCATCGAGAGGTCTCTGCGGTTGATTGGTGTAACAGCTACGGCATCCTGCGGCACGTACACGAACGAGTCGTTTGCCGTCTGGAGAGTAACGAGGTCCGTGTTGAACCACCACTGCTTGCCGCCAACAGCGACCCGTGCCATCTTGAACTCTTGCCTTGCTGGAGCCACCAGTGGATGGTCGTCAGATAGCTCCACCAAGGGAAGCTCCCCGACTGTGGCTAGGCAGGCGTTAACTACTTCTAATTCTGTGAGCATGTCAACTCCTTTAAACCGAAAAAGGCCCACCCCGTGAAGGATGGGCCAGTTGTGTTTCTTACGGCGCTACGATTACAGCGGCGTACTCAGGGCGGTTAACGGTTGCACCGAATGCCAGCCAGGAGTCGATGAACCAGAGCTTGCTCAGGTCGTCGAAGAAGATTTTGGAGGTCACCGGGATGGTGGAGCCTGCCATGATGGCCTTCGGGCTGAAGATTTGAGCCACGACCTTGGTGAAGTCACCGTCGTAAGCCTTACCGTTGCTGTCGTTGGACAGCAGGTGGTCGGTAATCTTCTTGCCGAATACGGCGTTGTTGGAGGTCATCACCGGGATACCCCAGGCGCTGAACACGTACTTGGTCTTCAGTTCCTCACCAGAGGAGGTGACGTACTGGCCGTTGACGATGTACTCGGCACGCTGGAGGGCCATGAAGGCAGCCGGCGGCAGAACGCAAATCATGTCCTCGGTCTCAGGGCGAACGTCCTTCTCCAGGAACTTCTCAACCACATCGGCGATGGCCTTGTAAATCTTGGCCGGGTCCTTGTAGTCTGCGGCGTCTGCCAGGGTCACAACGTTACCGCCGTGATGGCCGGGCATCTGTGCTGCGGTGCCGTAGGGGCTGTCGCTGGACAGAGCTGCTTTCGCACCCATGATGAAGAAGGTCTCATCATACATGTTGGAGATTTCCTGACCCTGCTCACGCGCCACCTCACCCTGGTAGTCGAAGTCAACCTGGAACTCGTCCAGCATCGGCTCGGCGTTACGGGCGATGATTACGGTGTCAATCTTCAGGAAGATTTTGGATGTGTTCGGCTCAGTGCTCGGTGCCGGGGTCACGCCGGGAACGACCTTCTGAATCTTGGCCTTGGAGATGCCACGGTTCGAGATGGTGCTGGTGCCACGGACGGAACGTACCGGGATGAAGCCGGCCATGATGGAGGTACGCTTGATGGTGCCTTCCACGTTACCGGTGAACTGCTCGGTCACATCGGCCAGCGGGTCGCCTTTACCGTGACGCTGGTTCGGGCGGGTGTGGTCGTAGGATACCGGAGCGGTTGCAGCGAAAATAGACATATTGTTCATTCCTTCTATTGGATTAAGAATGGGGCCGGAGCCCCGTCACTTCGTTGTGTTCTCTTAGGCGTACCGAATCAGATTCCGCGAGCCCGAGCCTGTGCACGCTTCTGAGTCAGAGCTGCATATTCCGGGGTTCCACGAGGGTCGCCGCCGTACTTCTTGGCCAGGGCCTGTACCTGACTTGCATACTCAGATGCGGTAAGGGCTGCCCCACCTTTAGGTGTGGTCGGGTTCACTGTGACACTGGCTGCCGGCTTGGTCGGCTGCACGGTGGCGTTGTAGTTCTCGCGCAGCATGATTGCAGCGGCAGCGGCGTAAACACCACCTGCGTCGAACATGCTGTTGATTGCTTCCTTCTCTTCTGAGGTTGCAGTCTCACGAGCCCACCCCAGAATGTCCTCCTGGGCCTCCCCCAAGATACCTGCAACCTGTTCCTCGGTTGCTGCCTGGGCAGCTTCAATGGATGCCATGTGGGCCTCTACCTCACCCTTCAGGATACCCAGCATCTGGTCGGTGCCAGGGAGGCCCTTCTGAGCAAGCATTGCTTCGAGCAGGGTGAAGTCCCCGTCCACCTCTGCCATCTGGAAGGCAGGGTCGGTGGGGCTGATGCCGGCATCCTTCAGGAAGCCCAGTGCCAGGGACAGTGCCGGCTTGTCGGTGGCATACTGCTCGACGTATGCATCCATCGCATGAGTCTCAACAGCAGAAGGCTCTACCTTTGCCGGCTCAACCTTCGCTGGCTCTACTTTGGCAGGTTCCGTGGTAGCTGGTGCAACATCGGCAGCCGGCCCATTACCACCACCTGCTGCGCCATCGTCGGAAGCCGCTTCGTAGTATTTCAGTCGCATGTTACGGAAAATCATTGGTTACCTCTCTTGAGTTGTGCTTCTGCGGCCATGGAGGCCATCTCTTGTTCCTGGGAATTCGCCTGTGCCCGTTGATTCTCCTCGTCAACCTGCTGCTGGGTCTTCACGTACTCGCTGGACTTCAGGCCACGTCCTGCTGCAAGTGCAGAGAACAGGCTGTCCAGCTTCAGGTACATGGCAGTCTCCGGCGGCAGGTTCGTGATTTGAACCACGTCAGCTACGAATGCCCTTACGTTCTCCAGGTCGCCGTTTCGAGACAGCGCATCCAGACCAGTTACGATTACCGGCTTGAAGTCGCTGTTAACGAGCACAGCGTTGCCGAGGCGCTTCATCAGCCAATAGGCAAGGGGTAGCTGTAGGTCTATGGCCAAGCGGCTGTAGATGCCACCCAAGCCAGTCTCCAGCTCATTTGCCAGCAGTCTGATTTCCTCTGCGGTTACCCGCTCTGCATCACGCTGCACACCGGCAGTGAGCAGGAACCCTGCGCCAATTCTGCGGATGTACTTCTCAGCCGATGCGGATACCACGCTGATTGACTGGGCAACAGCACCTGCCGATACCAGCTGCAAATCCTCGGCCATGCCAGGGAGCACGTCGCCGTTTCGACTGGTCTGAACGTCCTCTACTCGGGTCATGCCGCCAGGGTTAGCGAGCCACCGGAACTCTGACGCCAGGATAGCGCCGTTGATTTCGGCTTCGCTCAACTTGCTGGCACCTTCGAGGTCACCAACGTAGTGCTCGACGTGCCCTATTCCGTAGTGAGCCCCGTCTGCAATCTGCCAGACGTGGTGATGTACCGGCATATCCTCGCGCTTGTAGTTCCCCTTGTACTTGGGTAGGTCGATTAGCGCGTCGTCCAGGTACTGCTCCTCGTTGAAGCGGTTACCGTCCCAGCGCCACCATCGGTACAAGGTCACCTCGGATGTCTCGTCCTTGTTCAGTGCGAATACACGCACCTCCTCTGGCAGCTCATCCAGTTGGCAATCCTCGCGGATGATTATCTCAATCGCCTCTCCCCTGGCGTTGCGCCGTGAGCAGAACCGCTTGATGCCCAGGATTCGCATCACATCCCCGTCCTGGTAGCGCAGGCAGTTGCCGGTCACTATCAGGTGGGCCATGAGGTCGAACAGCTTGGGGCGTGCGCCTATGCTGTCCAGCTCCTTTACTGCGTCCATCTCGATGAGGGACATCTGCTCCCGGAATTGGTTCGCATCCATCTGGAGGCCCTTCAGAATCTCAGCCTGCTCTGCCCGTGGCAGCTCAAACCGCATGAAGGGTCTGGAGGGTGCGAACATGGCCAGGACCATCTTGTTCACCAAGTTGTTTGCGGCTTGGCTCCCCACGCTCTGGTAGTCGTGCTGCAACGTATCGCTAGTCTCGTCGTACCCATCTGGGGGGCAGATGCTAGGGATTGTCAGCTCGGCGTACCGTTCGCAGCGGGAAATCAGACCCGACTTGGCAGCCGCCAGCTTTTGCCAGCGGCCCTTTGCGGTCAAATTGTCCATGCAAACTCCTTACAGCTTGAGGCCGGAGCCTCGGTTCTTGTCGTTGCGCTTGATTACCATATCAAGCCCGGTGTTCTGCTCTACAAGCTCGCTCTTTTCCTGAGCCTGCTCCTCGGGCAGCTCCCCTACCTGTTGCGGCTGTAGAATGCCGGGTCCATTGCTGAACTCGTCAAACTTGAACTTCATCAGATGCGGAGGCCAGAACTACCGGAACGCTTGGACATGAACTTCTCTCGGGTGTTGATGCGGCGGCCATCGGCGTCCACTTCACCCTCTGCTGCGAGGTCTACGTCAACTTCGTCGCTAGAGCCTTCAGAGGCACGCTTACGCTCCTCCTCCGCTTTGGCGATGGCCTTGTCCCGCTCCATCCCCGATTCAATCTGGGACTGCTGGGAGCGTGCCTGAAGCTGCGCCTGTTCAGCTGCCTTGGCAGCCTGTTCACGCTCAAACTGGGTTTGGCGTTCCATCATCTGGGCCTGCTCCTCGGCGGCCTTCTTTGCTGCGTTGCTGCCAGTGATAGCACCTACCCCCTTGCCAATTGCGCCAGTGATTTTCTTTACTGCTTTGCCCATTACATCTTCCTCAGAATATGCTGTTGCACAGTCGGGCTGATGTGCTTCACCTTGTAGTACAGCGAGCAGCCCAGATAGGCAACAGCTTGCTTAATCCCGGAAGTGAGGAGCCGGGAAACCTCCTTGCTGTTCCTGTGCTCCGGCATAACCAGCACAGTGACAGGGACAGCAACCTTTCCGTGGTGGATGTCGTCGGACAATGCGTAGTGGGCCACCGCTACCGGATTGAGTGCATCGTCATAGACGTACACTTCCCACCTGTTCTGCATCTGGACCATACGCATTGCATTCTTGACATACGCCTCGGAGGTTGCAAACCCCTGCAAGTGCAGAGATGGCTTGAAGCTGGACCGGATAAAGCCGAGTGTATCGGCCTCTCCGATTAGCGGCAAGTCACCTGCACGCCGGTAGTGCGGGCCTATGAGCATCATGCCACAAACCCTGCCCGGATTACAGAGAGAACATGCTGGATACCCAGGTTGAATGCCGTCTGGTCATTCGGGCCTGCTAGTGGTTTCGGTAGCTTGCTTTCAAGCTCTCGATAGGCTTCCGGTGTGAGACGGTGCACATACTTAATTTCTGCGCTAATAATCTGCTTTTCCATTGGATACCTCGCTTTGTTCTCTTAGGCGTACCTATTCAGAATTAATCCGAAATATTGATTCAGTACGCCTTAGAGAATAATAGGTTATTAGTCTGGTTATTAAGAGGGAGTGAAGCGCAAGCGAGAACGACCGATAATCCGTCCCATCGAAGATGGTAGCTATTAAGGGTGTTCTCTTTATTTTACCTGAAGAAGTTCACAGAGTCAAGCACACAGTTAATGTCCAGGTTACCCCTCTGCGGGACAGGTGCCAGGAACGGGTACTGTTCCCGAATCCTCTCCAGTGAATAGCCCTCGTGCATCGCTATGAACTCCTCACGAATCACCCTGGCCAGAGTGCCGGCCTGATGAGGCAGCGCACCGAAGTCGTCGTGGATTAGGTGAAGGAACACACCCAACCCGAACTCCTTAACCATCCTAACAGCAACCATGGCCATGTGGCTCGCGTCAACTGAGTGGATGAAGTTCGGAGGGAAGGCGTTTCGGTGCCTCATCTTGTCCGGCTTGTCCGGGTGCTCCGGTCCTCTGAGCTGCAAACGAATCTTGTTCCCTACGTGGGTCCATACCCGCAGCTCGTCGTACTTGTTGTAAATCTGAACAACCCGAGCGCCAGAGGGTGCAAGCCATGTGATGTAGTTCGCACCCTCACGCATAACGGCCCCTGCTGACTCTCTAAGCCATTTCATGGCTTCCTTGGCCTTCACCACCACGTCATCAATGCCGGCCCATACGAGCTTACCTGCGAAGTCTGCGTGCTCGTACTCTTCATCCTCGAACAGCTCATTCTCTATACAGTACGAGAGTATTGACTTCCTGCAAGTACCGTAGGTCGAGCCGTAAACCTGGGTCATTACCGAAGGCTTCGTGAGCTTCCGATTAAAACCGTGGGCCATCCAAGCAGTGCGGAAAGGGCACTCAACCGACTCCAGCAAGCGAACCCAAGATGCCCTAGCAACGTCTCCGTAGATGTCCGCAGGAACCCGGTCCTCGGCAGAGATAAGGTTCGTTGCTCTACCACCCACTTCATCGCGCAGTAGCGCTGAATAATTCTGAAGTCCGTTACAGGTCCCGTCCATTGCACAGGCAATGCGTGCCACAAATCCACTGGGGTCCAGCTTATACCGGCGATACTCATCGCACACGGCAATGAATTGCAGGGGCTTATCCGCTTGTGACCACCAGTGGAATGCGTCCCGGCCAGCAGGGTCACTTGCAGCCCTAATAATGTTCGTCTCATTGTCATCAACCCACTTTACGCAATCCTCTGGGGAGAGCTTGTCAATACCGAACTTTGCTGCAATGTTCAACTTGAACCAGTACAGCGCCTCATCTGAATCTATCGGCCCACCGTCTGCCGAGTGCAGTAGTGCCTTCTGGTTGTCAGCGCCCTGTGGGCTCAGTGGACCGGACACCGGGTACATCCTGAACCGGTCACACACCTGATGGGTGAAGTAGAACCGGTCGTGCTTCAGCATCTCCTCGGCAGCCGCAATGGCAACAGCCAGTCGTGCCTCAATGCGTGACACCTTGCGCACCTCGGTGTGCCAGTCGCGCATCTTCCGCTTCCACCGCTTCTTCTCCTCTTCCTGCTCAGGTGTCAGTGCCCCATCCTGAAGGTCGAGGAACAGGGGCCGCTCAGGCTTAGGGAGTGCGGCAGTGGTTCGGACAGTCTTGGTCTCCAGCCCCTTCGCTCGCATCTGCTTTATCAGGTCAAGGATGAACGGGTTCACCTTCCATGCCACATTCTGCACAGCGTTCAGCATACCCAGCACAATGGCGGGGTCATGCCCCTCGCTCCGCATTATCTCCCACTGCTCAGACGAGCCCTTGAAGAAGCGGACAGCTCGTACCTTCAGGTCACCGTAGAACCCTCCCTGTGTGCCGTCTGCATCCCATGGCTGCGGAGGGATAAGGCAAGGGGCTGCAAACCCTGCCTTGAGCATCATGCGGTCCTCTATCTCCGCCATAAGCTCGTGAACGTGCTTTGACAGGTAGACAACGTAGGCCGACTTATGCCCGGTTGCCACTGTGTCCAGCTCGCACAGGTACTTGGGGTCTCCAGACTGCTTCTCCATCAGAGACACCAGATAAGACCCCACCTGCGCCTTCTGGCTTGGCGTCCACTCCGGCAGCTCAATGCCGGCCTTCTGCGCCTGCATCCTGAACACCGTGAGCTTGTGTCGCAGGTCCTGGGACATCTTGCTTTGCAGGTCCTTTGTCAGAGCCTCATACAGCTCTGGGTTGATGTCTCTGAAACTGGCCAGGGCCAACTCGCCGTATACCCGCCGGCCAATCTCAGAAGCCAAGAACCCGAGGTGGATGTAGCCCTCCTTACGAGAGCACACCGACTCGACAAGAGTTGTGATGGCCAGCAAGGACACCGCATCCGGGTCCAGGGCGTGCAGGAGTGGCGAGTATGCCTTGCTCCTGCCTGCCTTACCCAGGTCCTCTGTGATGTCCTTTGCCAGCCTCTCTGACATCCACAGGACGTACCGACGAAGGACGCTAGACCCGAGAGGGGTATCAGCAATCCTTCCCTTCTCTTCTGCCTTGCGCAGCTGCTGCTCCAGCTTTGTGCGCCCTAAGTCACGCTGGTATGTTTCCCACGCCAGCTGGTCCTGTAGTGTTGCCATTTACTCGCCCTCTTGCTCTGTCAGGTACTCGCGCCACCAAGCGGTAAGCCGCTCGAACTGCGCCTCGAAACACTCAATGCAGCGGAAACCGTTCTCGATTGCCTCTGCGTCTTCTTTGCTGTAGGCGTCCTTGAAGAACGCCTTCCAGTACATATCCGACCCCTGCTTATTCATGGAGCCCTACCCAGTTGATTACACCGCGCTCATAGGCACGCTGGATGGCCTGTGCACCGCCAATCTGGTTCCCCCACTGGAGCTTGATGTTGCTGGCTCGCAGGCCGGTGTTGAACAGGTAGTTGCGGGAGTCCCCATCAAAGCTGCTGTCCCAACTCGGGTACAGGCGCATGATGTGCAGGTGGATGTCTGGGCGCTCGAACGGAGCAACCTCATCCGGGAACCCGCCGTCGCTGAAGATGGCAAGGTCGCAGCCTGACTCCTTAACAGCCTTGAAAGCCAGCTGTCCAAGGATACCTGCCCCGAACAGCGGCTTCATCCACTCCTCGCTAATGCGAATCATAAACTGACGTGCGCTCAGGCCGCCCAGGAACGCTTGCGGCAGCTCCTTCTGGTCTCGGGCGTACATCTCATCCCATAGCTCGTCAGATGCTCCAGAGACGAGCTTGGCAATCTTGAACATGATGTCCTTGAACTCGAACACCTGCGCGTTCACTCCGCGCTTCTTGTAGGACTCGACGAGGAGCTTGGCCAGGGTGTCCTTGCCAGAACCGGGAGGGCCATTCAGGATGATTACGCTGGTCTTATTCATGTCCGTTTCCTTCTTGCTTGTCGAGGGTGGGGTTGTCGTAGTGGGTGACTTGGTGGCAGGTGATTCCCATGCCACGGATGTGCTTGACGATATGCTCTGCGTCGTCGAAGCAGGCGATGATGCGACCGTCTACCAGCTGACCAGTGATGAGGTTCAGAACCTCCTGCTTGAACGCTGTGTCAACCCGGTGGTCGTCTCGGGCTCGCATGATGAGGCAATCGTACGGTACGCCCTGCTCCCACAGCCAGCGCTCGGTAATGGAGCGGGAAACCTCGCCGGCACCGGTAAGGATGATGACGCGGAACCGTCTGGATGTAGCCTTCAGCAGCTCGATGTTGTCCCAGATTGGGTGGTCGTGAATCGCAGCCATGTTGAACTCATCCCACGCCTCGCAGCGGTGGGCGTCTTCCTTCTTGGGCAGGAGGTGGAGACGGGGTTTACCGTCTCGCAGAGTGCCGTCCAGGTCCCAGATTACTACTGAGGGGCGGCGGAAATCCCACCCCAGCTTGCTCAGTTGGTTGGTGTAGCGGCTCATTTAGCGCTCCCTACCCAGCGACCGGTCTTGTCCAGCAGCATGGGGATGTGTTGTGGGCAGCCATCAGTGATGACCATGCAGCCCAGGATTGGCTTGTAGCGGGTCAGCTTGCCATAGGCAAAGGCCAGACTCTTCTTGTCGATGAGACAGCCGGCGTACGCGCCGAAGTAGATGCGGTCGGAGCTGGCGGCCCACTGCACGTTGAACTTGCCGTGCTCGTGACCCAGGACGACTGAGCAGCCCTCGTGTGCAGCATTCAACATGATGTCGCTGGATACCTGGTGCTGGAAGCGGACACGGCCCAGCGGGGTCATCAGCTCCCAGGCATCTGCCCAGCTCCAGCCCGGTGCACCGTGGTCCGGGAACAGGATGTCGCGGTACTTCTTAATCATCTGCACCGGCAGACCATGGGCCTTAGCCCGGCGGTAGATGAGGGAGCCGTGGTTGGAGTCGCACAGCAGGGCATTCGGGAACAGCTTATGGAAGCGTCCCAGGAACTCCTTGGCCTTCTCAAGCTCTACACCGGCACTGTCCAGGTTAGGGTCGCTGTCGTGGAAGCTGATTGCGTGGCCGTCTGTCTCGTCGCCCATCTGAACAACGATGTCCGGGCTGTAGGTGTCTCGGACGTGTCGCAGGAACGCCAGGGCGTCCGGGTGGGTGTACGGGGCGTGCAGGTCGCCGATTACCAGGATGCGCTTGCACACTTCCGGGATGCGGGTGCTGCCGATGTCGTCGCTCGGGTTCGGGGTCAGCAGGGTGATGTTCTGCTTGATGGACCGGTCAACCTTCGCCTTGGTGTTCTTGTTGCCCAGGAAGATTCGACGCCAGTAGCGCACCAGCTGGGGACTAACCGAGAGGCCGCACCGCTTGGTGTACTCGGCAGCCGCCACCTTGTCACGCGGGTGGCTGTTCAGGATTTCAACGTGCACATCTTTGGTGAACAGGCTCATCAGTTTAGTTTTCATTTGGATTCCTTCTTGGCTTTAACTTTGGCTGCGCGGGCTCGGGCCTTCGCTTGTGCTGCAAGCAGGCGCTTGTCGCCGGCTTTCTTCTTCTTCTCTTCCTCGGTGAGGTGAGACGGGTAGATGAGGTCCATCGACTCGGACTTGAGGTAGTTCACGAGGTTCTGGAGCCAGGGCGTTATCTTGGAGTAGTCCATGCCGAGGCCAGCCCACCGACCGGCAGCATTCGCAACCTTACCCTCGGCACCGTTACACCCCCTGCAAAGGATGCCCCGAATCTGACCGGTGTTGTGGTCATGGTCAACAACCACGTTCTTGCTTTCCATCCCTGCAAACGGCTTGGTGCACAAGGGGCAGGTGGCCCCCTGTGCACGCATAAGCTTGAGCTTCAGGGTGGTCATTTGCGACCTTGTTAGTTTACGCAAGCTCAGGGTACTCCTCCAATATGCGTTGACGTAGGGCAGCATCCTCAGGTGTTTGCTGGCCCAGCTCTATAACAAAGTCAAGGAGGTATTTAAGCTCCCGTACTTCATCTTTACTAAGCTGCATTGATGAACTCCTGGGTTGTTACCATCTCCTGGTCGTATACGAAGTGGTTGCCCAGACGAATCTGTTCGTCGTCAAGCAGTGCCAGCTGCTCAACGAAGGCATCCACCATCTCGGTGTCGGTCACAGGGTTTACGAGGGCCACGCCACGGTGAATCTCCACAGCGTAGAACTCACCTGCGTCGAAGCCTTTGTCTGCTCCGAGGCATTCCAGAACCGCTTCGATACTGTGGCCGGTAACCTTGCGCTCGCCATTGATGTCCACCTCGGTGTACTGGGTGCGGATTACGCCGACCTGTCGCAGAGCGCCGTCAGAAACCAGGGCACCCAGAGCAGCACCAGCCATAACCATCATGGAACCTACGTTGAATTTGGACATATTAATCTTCCTTCTTGACAAACCATTTGAGATTGAATTGCACCTTCAGCCAGTTGGCCAGTGCATCACCGGTATCCAGCAGGCCCAGGGCCTTCACATGCTGGAAGAAATTGTACCCTACCTTTGGGTAGAGCCAGAGGAGCCAGCCTTCCGGCCACGGGTTCTGCCCGTTCTCCATGTAGCAGGACAGCACGAAGTGCGCTACCGCTGCCTCAGTGGTACTCGTTCCACTCATCGGGGAAAGCAAGTCCCAGGTCCTCACCGGCCCAACCGGCTTCCCCAGGTACTTCGTCAAGCCCGCAATGTTGTCCGCAGTGTCCCCCATGAGCATCTGTGCCCAGAAGAACAAAGGGCCGCGACCAACCACTTTCTTGGAACGGGATAGCTCTTTCATCTCCAGAGTACCCACGGAATTCAATGGCACTCCCGGAATCACAACACGCTCCACAGGGCAGAGCATTCTTCGTCTCGTGCATAACAGGTCCTTATCTTCGCTGAAGATGATGCAGTTGTCACCGAAGGTCTCACCCTCCATGATTACCGAATCATCCGCTTCATACGTGTCGTTGAACACGATGGTGAACTCCTCGGGCAGCCACAGCTTCTGCCGGCCAACCGCGTACCGTAGCGGCTCCACCAGCTCCGGCTTGTTGCCGCTCTTGCGCTGGCCCTGGTACTCCTTGGTGGCCAGTACGTTGAACCGGCCAGCCTTGGTGCAGTGCTTCGGAGTTAGATGCAGGCTAACAGTGCCGGCGTCTGCAAGGTACTGCAAGGTCATGGCCCGCTCGACGAACCGTTTCTTTGCAGTCTCGATGTTGTTGGTTGTCGCTGCCACCTTGTAGATGATGCTGTCCGCATCACACGACAACAAGGTGAACTCCTCGTTCACATGGAACTGCGGGTTAAGGGCGGCCCGTTCGAGCCGCTCCCGATACCTTGCAGGCACCATCTGTTACAGGTCCGGCAGCTGGGACTCGTCAACCTTGACCTCTTCGACAGGCTTGTTGTCCGTGTCGAACGGAGGCTCGTCGTCGTGCTCCTGTTCCTCGTACTCTTCAGGTGCGTCGGTGGTTGCCGGGTTGCCGCCAACCAGTGCCTCCAGTGCGGAGCCCTTGAACTTCACACCCTTGCGGATGAGGGATTGCTGACCCTTGGTGAGGCGTCCGAAGTCCTCCTTGCTCGGGACATCCCACTCGAAGATGATGAAGTCTTCGTCAGCCGGCTCAGGCACTGCGATTTCCTTCTGGCCGATTACGTTGTCGTCGTCGTCCAACACGTCGCGGACAGCCGGCTTGACTTCCGCTTCCACGATGTTGGCGAACACGAGGTCCTTCTGGCCTTCCTTCTTGGACGGCACGGTGTTCTGCTCAATTGTGACCCAGAAAGCACGGCCCAACAGCTCCATGAAGTGCGCAGCATCTGCCTTCGGGCACATGCGCTTCCACATCTGGACTGCGATTGCCTTCTCGCCACGGCATTCCGATCACGGAGTACGGGCGGGATTCGATGGTCATGGGCTTGCCGTCATTGCGGACCCACTCCTGGCCCTCGGCGTTCTTGCCGTACAGCTGGAACAGCAGCTTGAACTTGTTCAGCGGCTCGCGGGTCGGCTCCTTCTTGTTGGCCTGCG